AATCAAAGGTTTGTTCTAATTCCTTAACGCATATATCTATATCATTACTAAGGAGATAGTCTACCTCATCATCAGACAGACCCCTATCCTCTAGGTTTCTACCCACACCAACAGTCTTAATGCCTTCAGTATCTTCATAGACCTTATGCTCTACACCCTCATGCATTCTAATTTGTTGCCTTAATTTATCTGCTTGATTAACCATTACTTCCTTGCCTTTAATTGTTCTTTTATAAACTTAACTCTTTGTCCCTCTAACCTTCTTGCGAACTCAAGATTTTTTCTTTCCTCATCAACAAACTCTTGAGAGTAATCACCCTTGGATAAACTAAGTAGTTTTAATTTTTTGTTAATCTTTTGTAGGTTTCTTACAGAACGCCTTATTTCACTTTCAAAAGATAGAATGTCTATATTATCCTCTTCTATTTGATTCGCTCTATCATAATTACCCATGTGTTCATTGTCTCTTACAGCACGAGTAATCTTTGTTAAACTATTATTCAATTGATATATTTCACCAGTAACACCTTTAGCACCACTTAGATTGTTAAACACTCTTGATACGAAAGGATACTCTTCAATTCTTCTAGAAGGTTTTGTGATATCATCAGGTAAAACAGCATCTATCATTCTTACTACATGAAAACCTAACGTGCCAGAGTAACCCCTAATAATGTTATCAACCTCTACAGGAGTAATTGTGTAGCCTGCAAGAGATGCTACTTTTTGTGCAAGCTCTGATGTTGATGGTCTAACGACAGTTGAAGGATCTAAGTTTTGCTCATAATCACTTAGTATCTTTCTTCCTGTAAGGAAGTTATAATTAGTCATTGTTTCTAAAATAGGTTGAATAGTAGTTGGGAAACCAACTCCTAGTGTCCCAAATAAAGCTGAACCAAAAGATCTTTTTAAATCTGCGGATGTATCAGTGCCTAAGTAATAACTTAGTATTCTATCAGGAATAGTTTTAGTTAATAAACCTATTTCAAAAGGAATAGGTAAAGATATAAAGCTATCAGGTCTGCCAAAATATTTACCTAATATAATCCAATTGTTATCTCTTTTAGAATCCTCTATAAGTTCCCATTCATCATCATCGTATTGCATAAACCACAACAGACTTGTAAAACCAATTAAATAAGAAGCCCTAAAGAATGCTAATTTTTTTACTCTTTCTCTTGTAAGCTCTGCATTTGAAGATGCTGCATCACCAGTGAACCCTCTAAAAAGAATATCTAAACCTTGAATCCTAGCATTTAAAAATGGAATGATGGCAGTCACTGCCTTCATATACTTTCCACGCCTTCTAAAATTTAATACTTCTTGAGCTTCCCATATAGCTTGAGCCTCGTTGCCTGTTCTTGCGTACACATCGTTATATACAGCTATTCTTGTTGCAAGGTCAGAGTTCTCAGTTCCCTTATCTAATTTTTCCCAAAGATATCTCAAAGGAGAAGAAACAGTTTTTAAAGTAGACTTCTTTCTACCGGGAAAAGTTTTATTAATTATTTTTTCTACTTCTTTAATTGCATCACTATCACCAGACTTACTCCAATCAAAACCACCTTTAATACCAGCCCTCCTTAAAGCCTCTGCACTTGAATTGTTTCCTACAGCAGCTGCTAATCCTTTAATTGAGTCAACTAAAGGAACATTAGTTCTACCACTTGTAACATAAGCACTTAAAGAATCACGGAAAAAATTTGCCAACATGAACCCTGGGTCTTTAGTCACAAGCTCTCTTAAAGCATTAGCAGGAAGTGTACCTAGCTTAGATAAAAAACCATCACCCAATACGCTTGGATCATCTAATGATGTCAACATCTGAAACAACATAGGATCATGCATGATAAATTTATTTTCTTCACCATTAACATAAACAGAAACAGTGTTGCCTTGATCACCCTTTTTCTTGCGAGTTGCCCCTGCTACTCCTTCGCTAACATCTTCACTGGTGCGAGTTATTGTGTTTAGTTTTAAAGCATCCCTAACTACTCTTTGAGTAGCTATGTTTCTTGCTGATGCTTCAATAGCTTCACTCATATTAATAATAAGATTATTAAATATATTAGAAACAGGTTGCCCTGTTTCAACGAGAGACATTTCTTTTACATCAAAATTTCCAGATCCTTTAAGCTCTTTTATGTAAGCTTCAACTTCTGCCATATTTCTAAAGAAACTACTACTAACATCTCCATTACTAAAGTAGATCCTGTATACTTTCCCGGCTCCTGCTTTTAACTTTCTTTTACCTGATGGAGCTTTGTAGCTAGAAGGTTGGCTACCTAGTTCAATACTATCTGACAAAATATTAACTGGTTCATCTATTGTTGGATTAAATGTTTTATTAGATTTATTGCTTACCTCTCTGTACATAGGAATATAGAATAAAGATTGTTTGTATTCCTCTCTTTTACTATTACTTAAAACACCTGCGTTTACTTGAAAATCTGCAAGTTTATTAAAATACATATTTAATTTTATTGCTGTTTCTCCAAAGTATGGATGTGTATTATTATATTCATTAATATAAGATTGAGCTTCGTCTGCACTCATTACATTAAGACGTTGTGTTTCATTACTATTATGAATCTCTAGCTCTCTTTGAGCTACCATGTATAATTGAAAATCTTCTTCAGTGCCATTCTCTATAACATCATTTAAAACAGTGTCTATCAACCCACCAATATTATATTCTTTACCATCTTTCGTTTCTGTAAAAGGTTGATTGCTAATAAAACCTTTTCCTCTTTGACTAGAAGAAAGATAATTAGGCACACCTATATTTAATGCACCACTTAAAATAGCCGCAGCATTTTTTGCCATCTGCAAAGCAGCATGAGAACTGACATCAGCCATTCTATCACCCTCTGCGGAGGCAACCACTTTATCCAATCTAGAAGCGTAATCAAGATCGTTAATAAAAGCTTCTCTAAACCTTAAACCTATTTCAGCTATTTTTTTATTCCAAGTATTGCCATAAACTCTATCAAGAATAGTAGACCCTACAGTTTCGGTTGAATTATTTTTTCCTATGCCGAATTTTTTCTTTGCATTTTTTATAAATCTACTTGTTTCGCTATTAACAACACTATTTCTTTCATTAATTATTTTTTCCTTAGTTTCATTCAATAAGTTTCTAATAGAAACACGGCTATTAGGATTATAATCTTTTAATGTTTTTAAAGCAGCCTCTCCAGCTTCTTGACTAATTTTTCCTCCATTAATTTTTTCTTGTATTTCTTTTTCAATAGGCTTTTTAATAGAATTTATTTCTTCTTTTGAAAAAACTACTCCCTCTCTAGTATTAGAAAGATTTATTAATTTATCTACTACAACTTGTTTATTTCTTCTAAGTGTAGATACTTCAATACCGCCATCATTATCAGTAACATCTGATATTCTTTGAAAAATATTTTTTACTTTTGTATTTTCTAAAGCGTTTAAAATAGATCTCATGAAAAGTTTTATTTTTCCATACAACATTGCTTCTTTTGCACTACTTATAGAACCATCAGCAATGTATTGAACATAAGCAGCAGCCATAGCTTCATCTTCAATTAATTTTTTATTAAGTTTTCCACCTGATTGATACCTATCATTATTTTGATATTTTTCTTTAGCAACATCATAGTAAGTTTTGCTTTTATCTTGTGGATCTGTTGCTTTTCTTACAAACTTTCTTAAGCTAACTATATCCCCTTTACTTAAAGGTCCCATTTCTCGTTCTGCTAAATCTGTAATAACATGGAAACCTTCTTCTTGTATTATTTCAGCAATAATCTGTTCTTGTTTTTTAGTGTTGGTTGTACCTAAAGCCCCAGCAGCAATATCAATAATAATTTTACCTTCCTGCTCCCTTAACAAAGCAGTAGGTTTGCTGCTACCTGTTCCTTCAATAGACTGAACAAAATTAATTGCAAAATCATAATCTTCATCTGATGTTAATGTAATTTTTTTAAAGTTTTCTATTAATCTAGGTAAAAAATTTTCACTAAACTTAGATAAAAATTCTTCATGGTAAAATAATTTGCTATTAGCAATATCTATTGCTTTTTGAGAAAATGATTTATCTAATTTTGATTTGATATTCTCTGAAGAATAAACTTTATCGTCTGGGTTAGATGTTAAATTAACTCCAGAAGATGACGAACTGTTAGTTTCCTGTTTACTATCATCTCTACGATCATTAGCCTTTTTAGCAGCCTTCTTCATAGCAGCCTTTTTAGCAGCTGCAGTAGCCTCTTCAGCCAGAAGATCGTCAATTAGATTTTGGAATACAACTCCTTCTTCAGTAGTTTCAGCAGCATCTCGTAGTTCCTCAAGAAGTCTTTCTTTCATAGTTGATGGCAAACCTGGAAATCCGTCTTGCTTTTGGATATTTTGAGTTTTTAAATACTTCTTTTTTAATTTTTGAGATAGACTAGAAATATCTAAAGAATAACTATCGTCATCAAAATATACAGTTTCTTTAGGTCTATTAGAATTTTTTCCTGATTCACCATCTGTACCACCAGGTGTTGTTTGAGAAACTCCTGCAACATTTTCTGCGTCAGCCTTTGCAGTAGCCTCTTCAGCAGCCTTTGCAGCAGCCTCATCCGCAATTTTCTTTGCGTCTTCATCTATTGTTATTGATTTATTTTCTTTCTGTGCAGCTATTAATCCTTCAGCATCTCTGCTAACTGTAAGTTGTTTTTGACCTCTTGGATCAAAAGTTGCATAAACAAAATTACTATTTTGTTTTAAAACTCCTTGTAACTTTAACATTTTTTTAATTTGAGTCGATTGTTCATTTGATAACTCAATATCCTGCTCTTTCATTTTTACTCTAAGAATATTTCTATCATATTTTTTTTCAGCTATAACTATTTTTCTTGCTTTTTCAAACTCAGTTAAAGTAACCAAAGGTTTTAAAAGCTCCATTCTTTCTTGGATTTTTTTTTCTGAAATTAATCTAGGGTCAAATTCGTTAAAAGATTTTATTAAATTAAAGTTTTTAATGTTGCCATCTGCTTTTGCTTTAGCTTTAACCTCTTCTTCAATCAGTTCATTTCTTGCAGTTATATAATCGTAGTTCCTTTCCTTATCTTTTAAGGAAGTAGTTAAATTTTCATTAATATTTAGTGCTGTTTTTTCAGCAACATCTTTATTGTTAAACTTTAAATTAGTAAGCTTTCCAAAACTAGCAACTAAATCAAAAGTTCCATCTTCATTATCTTGTACACTTACAGTGTCCGTATCAGATTCAAAATTATTTAGATTAGCATTAATAAGGTTAATAGCATTTTGTTCAAATCCACCTACAATATTATTATCAGCATCACCATACAATATAGCGTTTACACCACCAGTATAATTAGGTATGGACTGCATTATGGTTGCTCCTACTGGAGCGTTTGCATCTGCTTTATTTAATTCCACACTACTATTGTTAATAACATTCTCATCTAATATCTTAGCTTTTTTAAGTTTTGCCATATTTCTTTGGTTTGACATTACACCAACACCTATTTCCACAGCACCTGATGGTAACTCCGCAAACATTTCAAGCAAGACTTCCCCAGGTGATGTTATAGCACCTTCAGAAACTACTTGTGCCGAAGCTTCTCCTGCGCCACCACCAACAGCTTGCACACCAAGCTCTGCTCCAACACCAACACCTACTGCTAATCTTCCTAAAGATTTTCTTCTTACAGTATCACTAGCTTTAACTTCTGCTCTCGCAGCTATCTTTGCTATTTGATCGTCAGTCTTTCCTCTTTTCATAAGAAAAGAAGCATTGTCTATAACTTTCTGTCTGGCTTTCCTACCTGCTTCTTTAGCAGCTATCTCAGCACTTTCAGATAATGCTGAACCTGCAACTATTTTTGAAACAGGCTTTACTAATCTACCTGCAACACCAGCAGTGATGCCATCAAAGATAGCTATTGGTATAGCTCTACTTTCTGCAAAAGCACCTGCCTTTTTCATTTTAACTTCATCGTTTAAAAAGTTTTTAACTTCATCATAGCTATCAAGATCTATGCCTTCTTTCTGCATTTCTTGAGCTACAGTGCTACCCCACTCAACGCCATAAGATCCTAAACCAGATCCTGAAACGGCTCCTATAGCTGCCCCTATTGGACCACCAACAGCAAAGCCAGCTAGACCACCACCAATCATTCCTGCAATAGAGGGTATCGAACTCGCTAAACTTTGAACTGCAACATCAACAACTGCACCGGGATTTTGAATAATAGCCAAAGCACTATCTCCAAAACCTTCTGCTTTTTGTATCTCCTCTAAACCTGATCCTACAGATTCACTCATAGGATACTGTGCCATATCCTCTGCGTCTTGTGCTACTTGTTCGGCAGCAGTTTCTGGGCTTATTATACCTGCTCTCTCTGCATTAATAGCAAGACCAGTAGTTAAATGATTAATACCCCTACCAAGAGCGTTAACAA